TTGACGTGTAGCAACGTCAGAATGTGGAAGTGTAGTCATTTGTTAGAGTGAATAAAGAACAAAGTTTGTACACTAAGGTACAATACATAGCGTAGGAGTTGAACCTACGTCCACGCTTTTACGTGCTATGTGTTACATAGGCGCCGTCATAACGGCTTCTATATGTTAATTAGTGTGTGTCCTTGTAGACATAATCACACATTGCGTGAGGCATACGCTCACTCAATGCATTAACTGCATCACATGCATCATCTTCATCATGATGACGTGATGTAAGCACAGGTTGACCATCATTGGTCAAATAGTAAACATGAAACATATTTAATCAGGCAGAATAAACAAGATCACATGTGCCGAACTGAGCACACTTGCTGTTGATATAAAGCAAGACGTCATTGATCCAGCGTCCAAGGCTGATGTTGTCATTGATGATCAGGTTGATCAATGCACGGCGTGATACGCCAGTGTACAGGTAAACAGAACCGTTAGTGTAGTAAACAGTTGCTGTTGCATCCTTGACGTTGGCAACTATACGATCAGCACATTCTGAGTGACCGTGTGAAACAACTGTGTTGTTGAAGAAATTGTTGAACATAAAAAATTGAAAGTGTAAACAACTTGCGTCCATGGTGACGCAATACCTATGTGTACAAGTCGAAGTACATATGATAGCTGGCTATCCATAGGTATGCATGAGCAATTAACCGTGTGCATCCGGTGTGTTGGCATCCCTACTGGTCAAGCGGATCCAACGCCTACCTAAACTGTGCATCTCCATGGCTGTCTCAGGCTTATAGCCTGCTGTCCCACCAAGGCGAGTCGCTCGCTGCATCAGCAGTCGGTCTCAACGGCTTATTCAGTTGTCAAGGTTCTTACAGTTCCACTGTATACCGCAGTGGACCGGTTGTCGATAGGCATTTCTGCTCATCTTTGTGGCTTGGTCAGTTGGCACAGTGCCGAAGCGGTGAGTCAGCCTATTTGGTTGTAAGTTTGAGGTTTCTCTGAACTCTTAGTTAAGTTAGAGATCTCTCTCACCTTATCAGGAGAGATCGATAACTCTAACGTTAAAAGAGTAGAAGAGGTCTCAGCATACCTCAGTGGATCGGTCATTGGAGTGAGCATTTCTACTCAACTTGCTACTGAATCGATGGGATGCCTTGGTATCACTGAATGATTAGCCTTGCTTATCGTTGCATCAGTTCTCCTTATCACTGACCAAAGGCTAGTCATACCAATGGATCTCAGCTATCTATCAGCTAGCGCCACAGATGTGTCATGTGTATGTGTGTGATACGTGACATATCCGTGCGTTAGGCGTGCAACATGCGTGTATCTGCGCCTAGATTGCGTATCTAGCGTGCGATTTGACCCCCCTATGAGGGGATTTTGCGTCCCTGTACCATCGATATAAGGGTTCAGGGATTTTTGTCAAATTTTTACGGGCAGTTTTTACAGGAATAGACAGAATTAATCGGATATTTAGCATTCACGACCACATCTGCTCCACATTTTTCACATTTAACAATTTTCACTGGATCGAGTTTCATGAGACCACATACCTGCGTAAGATTTCGGGAAATGCACTGCAATAAGCTGTTTAACTTCATCTGCGATATTTTTATGCTCTAACTGAGTACCATTGCCACATCTGAGGTCACAGTAAGTAAGCCAAGACCTAAGATTGCCATGCATATAGAGAGTAGTAGGAGTAGAGAGAGGAAGAACATCTCTTGCACATTCTTTAGCAACACCTGCATTAAGCATTTCATCGTAGAGTATTTGACATTGATCAAAGACGAATTTAGCTTTAAGTTGAAGTTCTTGAGTTGTGAACTCATCTAAATCATCTATAGAGTTTTGTCTATTCTTTGTATCTTGTCTACGAAGAGCAGGGATAACAGGGTTATCAGAGACTGCAGCATAGCGTTGAGAATACTCCTGAAAGGAGAATGATCTATGTCTAAGGATTTGAGCTGCTATTGATCGTGTGGTATTAATCTTAATACACATGGATACCATTTCAAATGGAGACCAATGCTTATGTTTAATGAGGTAATTAATAAGTCTTGGAGCAGTATCAAGTCTATGTTGATTAGAGGGATTAGAGACTCTAGCCATAGTAGCTACGAGGTCATCACCATCAGGAGTTGAGTGTACATACTCAATATTATGCATATGATTGGGTGGTGTTAGTAATAAGATTCACAGAGTTCACATTAATGGTGAACATTGAGTATTTAGATTCAGAACAAGATAAAGAACTTGTGTCTTTTGGGTTAGGTGGTTCTTACAGAATATCCCTTCAAGAGGATATTAATAAAGAAGGAAGGAGTGTCTATAAGACACGAGTTCCTTCCTCCGCAGAGAAGGGTCCACCCTTCCCTTCCCTGTATAGGTCCGACACCGTTCCTAAACCCAGTTAGAGACTGACTTGTTTGTCTTTAAGCCTCTGGCTTGTTTTCGTTGACCAAGTGACATACCTAAGACCATATGTTGTGCAGCCTGTTGAGGGTCATCCAACCATGCTTCTTGTAAGTCATTCCAGTCATCTAGGTTACGCATTGCTATCTGTTCTTGAGCAGAGATAGCCATAGCATCGGTGTAATACTTGACACCTTGAGCTAAGCAGTCGAGACGGTCATCGTGTTTAACGGCACCTTTTTCTCGACACATTCTACTCATTTGGTAGAAAAGCATATAGAGGAGCCTTTCTTCAGGTGGAGCGTCTGGGTTGGACTTGAAGTCCCAATCGAGAACAGAGCGATCCACGATAAGACGATGCTGATTAAGCACAGGTTCAAGAGAATCGATGATTCTGTCTTCTTTTCTGACATTGGCACGTACTTCTTCTATATCTAGAGATTGTTTATTATTGATGAGGTGTTTACGGAAGAGTTCAGCGACAATACCGTCACCAAAGTTAGTTTCTATGAGGAGAGTAGTAACACCGTATTTCTTACAACCTTTTAGAATGTCCAGGAGTGTGTTGTCTGAGTATCCATCTTTGTAAGCACGCATTTCGTGCAAGTACAGGAAACCGTTTCGTTGGGAGATAAAAGCTGCTGCTGTCTCATCTGTCCCTCGACCCGATGGATCAACTGAGCAGATTGTTTCGGTGTAAGGTAACCAGTCTCCTTGGAGTTGCACTGGAGAGTAGAAATAATCTCCAGGTAAGCCAACAATGGGAGCGTCTTTGATGACGTTTTGTGGGTCACTTGACCATATGACTGCATCGGGACAAGTATTAGGATTAACGGCAGTAACAATAAGGTCTGCCATTTTAAGAGGGAATTTTTCACTATCAGATAGGGTGGTATCCAGCATGAACTGGAGCATAAAGTTGCTCCTACCCATTGCTGCTTCACGTTCAAGGAGATCTATATCTTCAAAACGATCGGGATCTGTTGGTTGCCAAGGTTCAGCACCGTTGTCTATGTCTTCTTGTAATTGAGGTGCTAGTAGACCTTCATAGTTTGATTTATCTTTAGGGTAACGTGCTGTCCAGACGAAAGGTCTGTAGTTACGTTCAGCTAATTTACGATAAATAGTAAAGGAGGTCTGAGGAGTACCTAGGATACAAATCCTGGAGTCTGATTTAGGAGTAAGGATAGATTCTACTTCTGTTGCTAACTGAAGGAGTTTTTCTCGCATCAGTTCTGTCATTGAGTTACCAGGGACTTCAATGTCGTCTAGGACCATCAGGTCCGCGCGACTTCCGGTTAGCTGTCCAGTGATGCCCACGCTTTTTACGCTTGGAGCTTGGTGAGGAGAGCAGTTCACATCGAAGCTTATTCTCGACCACCTTGCATCGTCGGACTTCGGACGTAAATGAGAAAGCCATGGTGTTTCAATAATTAGTTTTTGTAAGAAGATAGACATGTTATCTGCACGTTCTTTAGAAGCAGAGATAATCATGATCTTTTTTTCTGGATCATTAAATAGGTGCCATAAGACGAAGGCACCAGTAATCCAGGATTTACCTACACCACGGAACGCCTGGATTTGCAGACGTTTAGGACCGTGTTGTAGATAGTCAGCGATAGCGTATTGTGCTCTAGTTGGAGAAGGTAGGTCTAGTTGTGCCCACATTGCTTGTAGAAAGATCTTAAAATCGTCCTGTAAGAGCTGTAAGGTATCGTTCATATGTATATGTATAGGCAGGGTGGTTTATAAGCCTTGTGGAGCGTTTTACAGGCCAATAAGCTCTGATACGCCAAACTCAGGAAGAGTAATAGGACCAAGTTTCATAGTCCCACCATTTTTAATTGCTTCTTGAGATCTAGCAATATCTCTATTAATTTGAGCCATTTGACTTTCTGGTGTATTACGGGTAACAGGATTTGGTTTGAGACCTAATCCATTTTTAATACCATTGACTCCGTTTTGAATAGCTACGTCAACATGACCACCAGTTATTTCATCGATAGCAGGAAGGTATTCAGCTATCATATTTAAACCATAGCTCATTGAAGCAGAACCATTATTAAAAATAAGACCTCTAAATGAACCTTTAGCATTTTTAATGCCATTGTACATTTTAGGTTCTTCTACATTATGAATTCCATTATGTGTTTTATGGTCTAGTTCCATGAGTGCATCGGGTTTATGACCGATATTATTTGCACCATGAACTCGTTCATAAGCAGCTACTGTGCCAGGTTTTTGCTTTTCACCAGCGGCTAAATAACTTACGGGTAATTTATGATGTCCGACTTTACCCTTAGAAGCCATTTGCCCCATAGCTTTATCAGCTTGATATCGCTGTGTTTTATCCGGTGTGACTAGACGCTCATTTTGTTTACGGCTGCCCTGAGATCCACCGCCTCTATTAGCTTTACGGGCACCGGCATTTTCATCTCTACCACCTTGACCGCCATATCTATGGGAGTGGCGTTTATTGTCTAGATTTCTAATTTTATAATGTTTGCCGTCGCTAGGTCTGTGGTATTGAGTTCTACCTTCATC